GCAAGACCTCATGCGGGACGGGCCCATGGTGAAGCGTGAGAAGCGCGATGGGAAAGGAAACATCATTGTCGAGTTTGTTCCTCACCCCACGCTTGCGTCCCTCCCCAAATTGATCGCGGACCTGGGTCTTACTCCTTCGGAATTTCTCATCACCCCCCGGTCGAAGTCCAGGTCTGACAGCGACAAGGAGGGCGCGCTCACGCTGGCCGACCTCATCACCCGGGCCGGTAAGGCCCTCGGAAAAGAGTAATGGGCTGCGCCACGGCCTTCACTCGTAACGCCGAAGATGATATTGATCCCCTCGAACTGGGGGACTTGGGGAAAGCCATAGTGGTCCCCAGGTCAGAGTTTGAGCCGTGGCTGCAAAAGCACGACTGGACATATCACCAGGTCGCGCGAGGCGACTTCCCGGCCCCCTACGCTTCTCTTGCAGACTTTCAGCTTGCGTGCATCTGCAGCGACCCGTACCTCTGGTGCAGATCGTTTCTCCGCGAGCCGGAGGACGCCGACCACGACACCCCTTACGGCTTCTTTCCCTACCAGATCGAATCTCTCCGCTACGACGGCAGCTGCATCCACAAGGACGCCTCCGAGGTAGGCAAGACGCGGGAGATCGTTGCCTGGGGACTCTGGAAATCCTTTTGCACCCCCAACGGCTCCGGTCTCATAGGCGCTCCGCTCCAGACCCACTTGGAGGAGATCATCGAGGCGATGTACGATCAGATGACCTGGGCGCCTTATCTCAAGACGTCTTTGGTCCGGTGGAGAAAGCACCCTCACCACGCCTTTTACTTCTCGAACCGTTTCAAGATCGACTTTCGCCCTTCCGGCAACGATGGGATCGCCTATCGGGGCGTCCACGCCAGGACCTTCGCCATCAAGGACGAGGCCGCGAAGGACAAGAACAAGCGTCAATGGTCCGAATTCTGGCGGGCCATCAAGCCGGGCTGTTCGGCCCGCATCTATTCGGTCCCGGACGGCGACCGGTCATGCGAGTTCTACAAGCTCGGCGAGCGGGCTGCCGGCAAAACTCAGGAGGTGGAAGATGAATCCCTTTCAGGCGTTTCAGCGCATATTAAGAAACTCAAATTTCGACTTTTTCAATGGCCGAAAAGCAATATGCCGAGTCCTTTCTGGACCCCGGAGCGAAAGAGGTTTTACATCGAGCAATTCGGTGGAGAGGATTCTCCGGAGTACAAGCACAACGTGTTGGGAGTCGACGGCGATCCGGAAGATACTGTCTTCCCGTGGCACCTCTTCCGGCTATGTATAAAAGACATCCCTCAATACCGCTGCCTGAAGATCCTCGCCGACTCGCACAACAATGAGGTAATCGTCAGCGGGTACCGCTGCGAGATCGCGGACGGCGCCGACATTGCGCCAAAGCAGGTGATGATGCTCGACAAGGTTTACCGCAGCTCCGCCTTTTTCGCTCTTGATGACGTAGGCGAGTCGGAATTCAGGCGGCTCATCAGGAGTTTTTTCGTGTATGTCGAGGGGCGGAAAGTCGGAGGGGCCGACCTGGGCTACATGGGCGACCCGACCGAAATAATCATAAAGTCCATCTACGGCAAGCGGGAGCGCACCATCGCCCGGCTGCAGCTGAAGCACGTCACCTATGACCAGCAATGCCAGGCCATAGACGCCCTCGACGACCTGTACGATCCTGAGGACATCTCCTGGGGCACCGACTTCGGCAATGCCGGCTCTGCCGTCGCGCACGACCTTTACGGCCTTCCGCAGTACGCGGACAAGAACTATGAGGACCGGCTGCGCGGATTCATGTTCGGTTCGACGACTGACGACATAGATGAGGAGGGCGAACCTCTTATTGATGCCAAGACCGAAAAACCCATCAAGGTCACGTTCAAGGAACTGGCCACCGATTTCCTGGTAAAGAAGATGCAGCATCAGGAGCTCGAGTACGCTCCGGACCCTGACTTCATCTTTTTCTACCCGAACCACACGTCCCGCCACGGTGAACGCCACCGCATCTTCAAGGAGCGCGACGATCACCTGATCGACGCAGACCGGCTGCAAAAGCTTGCCCAAATCATGGCGATGGAAGGGGAGGACATCTTCGCATGAGCTGGCTTATTCGATTTCTCAGGCTCTTGAAAGCTCGCGATGCGGGTCCGGGCTTTTGGTTCGATGAAGAGGTGGAGATAGACATCAGCAAGCTCGCCATTTCAAGATCGGGCCAGGTTGTACGCGCCGAAAGCATCTTTCCTCTTGATCGTATGGGGGTGACTACCGCGTGAACATCTTTAGCCGTGGTCTACATGCTCTTCGCAAGGCCCTCCCCGTTTTCCCCGGGGACGTCATGCCGGTGATCCCGGCAGGCCGCACTGCTTCCCCAGGCAGGGTGGCAGCTCCGGCCCAATGACGGCCAGGGTCTCCTGACCCCTTATTTTGCCAACTACATAGCCCGGAGGGTCGAACCGTGGTTCTATGAGTTCTTGCGGGAGGCCCTTCCCATCATTGACGCGGCGATCAGGCGGCTCGTCAGCCTCGACGGCCACATCGTCGTCAAAGGGAACAACGACGCGCTCTTCGATGAGATAGAGGAATGGATGAACAACGTCATCGTGAATGACATCCAGAAAGGACTCCAGGCATTTCACCAAAGTTTTACGAACGAAGCCTTCGAGCAGGGGTTCGTCCTCGGAGAGTGGGTCGTCAACGAGGAGCGCACCGACATCACGAGCCTCCGCACCGGCGATTCGAAATTCATCAGGTTCCAGCGGACGCCGACGGGCGTCAACATCTTCCAGCGATCCGATACAGATGTCAGCTTCCGGCAGCTCCGGAGGGAGCAGCTCATCTACTTCTCAATCGACAACGAAAATCAGAACCCCTACGGGTGGCCCCTCTTCCGGTCCTGCGAGTTCGTCGCGAAGATCCTCGCCACCATGCAGAACAGCCTCGCGAACGTCTGGGAGCGTTTCGGGGATCCATCCTTTTCGATCATTTACAAGACCTCGAAAAAAGACGGCATGGACCTGGAAGCCCGCCGCCAAACCCTGCAGAACGACCTCAATACCGCAGTCCGGGCAAAGCGTGAAGGCAAATCTGCCGACTTCGTCCGCGCTATCGACACCGCGTCCGACATCAAGCTCGACATCATCGGCGCCAACGGCCAGATTCTCGAATTCGAAACCCCCTCGCGCCACATCCTGGAGCAGATCATCGCAAAATCCGGCCTGCCGCCCTGGATGCTCGGCATGCACTGGAGCTCCACCCAGGCGTTGGCCGGTGTCGAGGTAGAGGTTCTCATGGCCGACATCGCCACCCGCCAGGCCGCGAAGATGCCGTCTTTTTACAATCTTATCCGGCAGCTGCTTCTGCTCCGCGGCCGCACCTGGAAGAAAGGCGACTGGTGGCTGGAGTGGGCGCAGGTCAACCTCCGCGACATAGTGAAACAGGCCCAGGCGCGCTTCATGAACGCCCAGGCCGATATGTATTATCTCCAGAACGCGGCGGCTGCTGGCATCACGCTGACGAGGGAAGACCTCTCCATCGGCAAGAAATCGCCGGACCAGCTCACGGTTCATAGCGAGAAGATAGCCTTGCCACATCATCACCACAGCGAAAAAGAAGTTCACCGCCCCACTGCCTGGCCCGCCCTCGACAAGATCGAGGACGCTTACCATGACCGCCTGAAAGCCGATTGGTCCGACCTCCGCAAGAAAGTCCTCGCGATCCTCGAGCTTCCCCACCGATCGACAAAGCAGGACGACGACGTGTTCTCTTATACTGCCGAGCAGCGCGCCGCGATAATGAAGGCCATGAAAGACCTCATCGGCGTCTATGACATCGACGACCCCGACTCTCCCATCCGAAAGTATTACGGCCAGGCATATTCGCTCGGTCTCCTGCAGGCGGCGTCTCTGATAGGACAGGACCGTCCCGTTCTCGACATCGTGAAGAATTCGGAAGTTTACGACAAGCTGTGCAAGACGGGGTTCACTTTCGTCAAAAACGACGCGACGAAGGCCATCGTCTACAAGATTCTTCCCGAGATGGAAGGCCAGGCCCTCGCGGGCGCAAATCCCCGGCACGTCGCTACACGGCTTGAATCTCTTTTCGACAATGCCAACTCCGATTGGGAGCGCCTCGCCCGCACCGAGATGACTTCGGCTGCGGAAGGCGCCAAGCTCGATGAATGGGGCGCGGAGGGAACCAAAAGGGTTGAGTTCGTCCCCGCATCTGACGCCTGCGATGAATGCCTCGCGCTCGCCGGTGATTACGAGATCGGCTCCTGTCCGATCCCCGGCACCGGCACACACACCAGGTGCCGCTGCAGCACGCGGCCGGCGGAAACATGACCATCATCGAGGCAAGGGAAAAGACGAAGGAAGGCAGGGTATACGGCGTAGACGGGCGGCGCGGGCACTTTCAAATCACTAAATCGAGCGGCCCGGAGTCAGATCGCCTCCCGCAAAGCGGGCAGGGCCCTGACTTCATCCCCCTCTGGGCGATATTTTCCGATAAGTGGGAGCCCGGCAAATAAGGGGAACCGGGATGCAAAGGGTTGGAGGACGACAAATCTTTCGGTATCCATTACGATCCTCTTGCCAGAGTTAAGCGCCTCCTGACCCGAATCCCGCGGGTTGAAAGAACTGTGCACCACGGGGGAAAGAGGGCATATCGCAGGGCCAAGGCACGAGCCGAGAGATTTTGAGACCAAAAATGCAAAAAAGAGGTATTGGCTGAAATGCCTGTAAATGCACATAATCCGTTGATTGATAAGGTTTTTCCGGTCTTCCCTGTGTCGGCAATTGTCAGTGATTTTTTGGGATTTCCTATGACCCATGGGCACAATTCCGGGCACAAAGAGATAGGTACCAGGGGCGGCTTTCGGGCCGCTTTTTCCTCTTTATGGTATTGCCAGCAGAAGACAAGGGCTCCCCCTATGCCACCGGGTCACGTCTTGGCTGGTGGTACTCAATGAATCGTTCCGACCCCGCTTTGCCCATGCAGTACCCTAATTAACGAGACTATACATGAAGGCCATCGGTTACATCCGAGTGTCCACCGAAGAGCAGGCCCGCGAAGGGATCAGCCTGGAGAACCAGCGGGCTAAGATCGAAACCTATTGCAGCCTGAACGACCTGGTGCTTACGGAGGTTATCGAGGACCCTGGCAGATCCGGCAAGGACCTCAACCGGGAAGGGGTGCAACGGCTCATGGACATGATAAAGGGCCGCAGAATCGACGCCGTGGTCGTCTATAAGCTCGATAGGCTCTCAAGAAGGGTAAGGGATACCCTAAGCCTCATGGACCTCGTAGAAAAGAAATCAGTGGCCTTCCATTCGATAACCGAGCGGATCGACACCAAGACCGCGATGGGCAAGTTCTTCCTGAACATCATGGCCAGTATGAACCAATGGGAGCGGGACACAATCAGTGAACGAACCCGCGACGCCCTCCACTTGAAGATTATTAAGAACGAGCGAGCCGGCCAGATCCCGTATGGGTGGGCCCTCGCCGAAGATAAAAAGACCCTCCTGGAGAACGAGGGGGAGCAAAAGGCCATATCCTTGATGAAGGAACTCCACGAAAAGGGGTGCAGCCTCCGGTCAATCTGCGAGGAGCTAGAGACGAAAGGCCATAAGCCTGTCGGCCACAAATGGCACCCCAAGACCATCGCGAGCATTCTGAGCAGGATAGCATGAGGGCATTTGGCGCCGCTCTGTACCGTGGTAGCATTACGCGGGCCTGTTCGAAGAAATCATCATAGAAAAAATGGTCGTCCGGTTCTCCCGTATTTGTTCCAAATATTTGCCCCCTGGAAGCGAGCACCCCCCAATTTCGTTGAAGTGGACGAATACAAGTGGTAAGACTGACTGAGGAGGTATGGGGGGAAGGAACGTCAATATAGATGCTACAAGAAATGTCCTAAAGGTTTCCCCGGCCTTGATGGCGAAGAACAGATACTGGTGAGTTTATCCGGTCT